GTTAGCTTTACATCTGACGGCTCAACGATTGCTGTTGCACACGGGACAACTCCATTTGTTTCGGTGTACCCGTGGAGTGCCGGGTTCGGCACCAAATATGCGGACCCCGCAACACTACCTACGAGTACAGGTAGGAGTGTCACATTTAACGCAGCGGGGACCGTGATTGCGGTTGCGCACGACACCTCACCAAGAGTTAGTGCTTATCCATGGAGTGCTGGTTTTGGCACCAAATATGCGGACCCTGCAACCCTTCCAACAGGGAACGGAAACAGCGTTGCGTTCAGTCCTGACGGTGCGGCAATCGCTATTGCGCACCAAACAACACCGTATGTCAGTGTGTACCCGTGGAGCGCAGGATTCGGAACAAAATATGCGAATCCTGCGACGCTTCCGGGGGGTAGCGGGACCGGTGTTGCTTTTAACCCTGCGGGTACAGAAATCGCCGTATCTAGCGCGTCATCTCCTTACATAATTGTCTACCCATGGAGTGCTGGATTCGGAACAAAATACGCAGACCCTGCAACCCTTCCAACAGGTGCCGGTTTCGGCGTGTCGTTTTGCCGGACAGGTAGTAACGTGGCAGTTGCAAATGGAGTCACCCCGTTTGTCACAGCTTACCCTTGGAGTGGAAGCGGATTTGGTACAAAATACACTGATCCGTCCAGCACCGTACCTGCAACAAGTTCCGCTGCAGGGGTCGCATTTGGTCAGATCATCTCATAATCACAAAAGGTATAACCATGGAAAACGAAAAAACGAACTCACCGCAAACCCGCAAAGAGATTCTGGTAGCTTCGGTTGAAGCGCGGGAACAGGAAGTAATGCACTACCAGATCAACATAGACAACTATACACTGGCGCTCATTGAAATTAGTAAGATGTCGGGAGCTGAGAGACAAGAGCTTTCCAAATTTTCCGATCAGCTTCAAGAACTGCTGGCGTCTGAAAAACTTGAGCAGAAGAAAGCCAAGGTGATGCTGTCTGTGATTAAGAGCCAAGTGGAGTAAACCATGCACGCGTTGATTGAAAACAACATCGTTACGAAATACCCGTATAGCACCGGCGAGTTGACGCTGAGCAATCCAAACGTCAGTTTTCCCAGCAGTATCCCTGATTCGTTGTTGGAAGAATTTGGGGTGTTTCGCGTATTCTTTTCAACGCGTCCTCCGGTTACCTCTTTGCAAGTAGCCGAAGAAGTTACTCCTGTTTTCAGCATCGAGGATGGCAGGTGGACTCAAGTGTGGGCTATTCGAGCCAAGACTGAGGCAGAGTTGAACGCGGAAATGGACAACCTGAAATCCTCAATTGTGAGTGAGGTTCAATCTCGCCTCGACACCTTTGCCAACTCTCGCAACTACGACGGTATCTTGAGTGCTTGTACCTACGCTGGTTCCACCATACCTACCTTCCAAAGTGAGGGCGAATACTGTGTGTTGGCTCGCGACACTACGTGGGCGGCGCTGTATCAGATCATGGCAGATGTGCAATCTGGGGCTCGACCTGCCCCTGCTAATTATGCCGAAATTGAGAGCGAGTTACCGGCGCTAGTGTGGCCGTAACAGCAGGTAATGACGAGAATCAGCTCATCGGCTATAATCAAGTCACCGTAAGTTTGGTGACCGGACCGGCGTTTACATAGGGGGCACTGCTACAAATGTGGAACGTTTTGAGAAAGTTGAAGCCGCTCAAGCCGCTCAAGATGCCGTCCCCGCGTTCACTGTGTCGTAACAGGACATCCCCATGATTCTTGAATCTACGTTAGGTGCAATTGTCGGTGGGGTGTTTCGTCTGGCCCCTGAAGTCGTAAAAGCGTTTGAGCGCAAAAATGAACGCGGTCATGAACTACTGCTACTGCAAGCTGAAATGCAGTTCGCAACGATGAGGGCAGAGCATGAAATGCGCAAAGTGGATGCTTCCCTGACGGTAGCTGAACTGGGCGCAATCGGTGATGCTTTGAAAGAACAGGGCCAGACCGCCCGCGCCGCCGGTACGTTCGTTGCTGGCATATCTGCGTTGGTCAGACCGCTGGTGACGTACTGGTTCGTGGTCCTGTATTCGATGGTCAAGATTAGTTCCATGCGAATGGCCATAGCAGCGGGTGGCGATTGGCAAGAAGTCATCGTAAAAAGTTGGACCACCGACGACATGTCCACCATGACCATGACTTTAACGTTTTGGTTTGTGGGTAGGATTTACGAAAGAAACAAAAAATGAAAAAGGCCCTCAGTCTTGCGGTAACACTATGCAAAGAATTTGAGGGCTTGTTTTTGGAACCTTATCTTTGTCCGGCAGGGGTTCCGACAATCGGATATGGAACCACATGGAAGCCGGATGGCACCAAGGTTACCCTGCAGGATTCACCCATCACCGCGACGCAGGCAGAACTCTGGTTAATCAACCAATTGGCTGGAACATATCTGCCTGCAGCTCTCAAACACTCCCCGAACCTAGTCTTAAACGAAAATGCGTTGGGGGCCATTACCGATTTTGTTTACAACCTCGGCTCGGCCCGATACAAATCAAGCACTTTACGTAAACGGATAAACGACGAGGACTGGGAAGAGGCTGAAATTGAGATAATGCGTTGGGTTCGTGGTGGGGGTAGAATTCTCCCGGGACTGGTTCGCCGTCGACAGCAGGAAAGAAAGCTGCTTTAACTTAAAATATGTGATAATGCGCCATCATCACAGAGGTTTACCTCAACATGCCCCTGAAAAAAGTACTTCTCAAAGCAGGAGTCAATCGTGAAAATACCCGTTACACCAACGAGGGTGGCTGGTATGAGTCCGAAAAAGTACGTTTCCGACAAGGCACCCCTGAAAAAATAGGGGGCTGGTCTCGCCTGTCTGAGTACACCTACTTGGGTGTGTGCAGGTCGTTGTGGAACTGGGTAACCCTTGGTGGACAGAACTTAGTAGGGGTAGGCACCAACCTTAAATTCTACATCGAACGTGGTGGTCAGTATAAGGACATAACCCCTATCCGCAGCACCGTAACGTTAACTGACCCATTTGCAACCCTAATTACAGCGTACCTCGTGACGGTCACAGACGTGGCTCACGGTGGGTTTACCGGAGACTTCGTTACTTTCTCAGGCGCAACCGCTGTTGGTGGACTGACGTTAAACGGTGAGTTTGAAATCACCGTCATTAATGATGACTCCTATTCAATCTTGTCAGAAACCGCAGCCAGCAGCACTGCGTCAGGGGGTGGCACCGTTACTGCCGCCTATCAAATCAACACCGGTTACGACATCTCCATCCCAGTTATAGGGTGGGGCGCGGGCGGTTATGGTTTGGGTGCTTGGGGTTTTGGCGAGACTTCCAACGAGAGGCTTCGTTTGTGGAGCCAGTCAAACTTCGGGGAAGACTTGATTTTCGCATATCGAAACGGCCCGTTGTTTTTGTGGGATGCCTCTTTGTCAGTGGATGTGCGGGCGACCTACCTGTCTGCCGAAATAGGAGCATCCGCAGTGCCAAGTTTGGTGCTGTATAGTTTTGTGTCAGACATCAACCGTTTTGTGTTCGCATTCGGCTGCACACCGCTGGGCGATACCACGTTAGACCCCATGCTTATTCGCTGGTCTGACCAAGAGAACCCCACGTACTGGACCCCCTCAGCTACCAATCAGGCGGGTGATCTGCGGTTATCCCACGGGTCAGAAATAGTAACGGCCATGCAGTCTCGGCAAGAAATCCTCGTTTGGACCGACTCTACTCTATACGGTCTGCAGTATCTGGGTGCACCTGAAGTGTGGGGCGCGCAGCTGCTTGGAGATAACTTGTCCATCGCCAGCCAAAACTCCACTGCTTTTGCCACTGGGGTTGCCTACTGGATGGGGCATGACAAGTTTTACAAATACGACGGTACCGTGGCCCCGCTTCGCTGCGATTTGCGCAAGTTCATATTCACGGATTTTAACTTTGAGCAGTATGACCAAGTAACAGCAGGCACCAACGAAGCGTTCAATGAAATCTGGTGGTTCTATTGCACCAGCGGCTCTATTGTTTTGGACCGGTATGTGGTGTACAACTACTTAGAAGACATTTGGTACTACGGTAATATGGGTAGAACAGCATGGGCCGATTCTGGCCTTCGCGAGTACCCGATGGCCGCCACTTATAGCAACAACTTGGTTAATCACGAGTTCGGCAATGATGACAACATCACAGGTGTAGCTGCCCCGATTCATGCGTTTATTACATCCGCCCAGTTCGATTTGGACGATGGCCACAACTTCAATTTCATTTGGCGAGTACTGCCGGACGTGACCTTTGAGGGGTCAACTGCAGACGCTCCCGCTGGAACAATGACGTTGTTGCCGTTGGCCAACTCAGGTTCGGGGTATAACAGCCCGTTGTCACAAGGTGGGAGTTCAAATGCGACTATCACCCGAACGGCAGTTGTCCCGGTTGAACAGTTTACTGGGCAGGTATTCATTCGAGTAAGGGGGCGTCAGATGGCTATGAAAATGGAGTCTGACGCGCTGGGTG